CAGCACCGTCAAACATGTAAAAAGAATTTTGAGACATCCAGTAAGTAATACCATTTACATCTTTGACACAATGATTTGACACTGCTCCGCAGTTAGCTCCTAATTGATTTAATGAAAAAGTAAAAGGAGGTCCAACAAATTGCATTCCATGTAATGATGTATCAGTCCATACTAATATAGCACCTCTAGATCTAGCTGCAGCCATAATTTTAGAACCGTCTTGAATTCTAAATGAACCAGCTGTGTTTGTAGCGGTTGGAATCCATGTGTTAAAATCTTCTTGAGAAGAAAATCGTAAAAATAAAGGATCAGATGTTGCTGATGTTCCTATTGTTGTTTCAGTTCCAAATAAAAATACATGTCGGTCCGTTGGAGAAACCAAAGTAAAACGAGAAACAGTTGGTGCATTAGGAATAATTTCAGCAGGTGTTCCTGTTCCAACAGATGTATTCCATCTAAATGTACCGCCCTCACTAACTGTCGCTAATAAATCTTCACCAAAATTATCAAAAGACCATTGTCTACCATCAATTTTAACAGTGGAAGAAGATCTAGGGGTATTCCAAGTTCCACTATTCCATGCGCCAGTTCCCCATCCATAACCATATGCGGAAGCTGATAAACCAATACTTATATCATAAGTTGCTGTAACTGTTCCTCCTCCATTTCCTGTAGCATTAGCCGTGCTTCCTGTGTAAGTTATAGTATAAGTATTAGCATCAATATAAGTTGATACTTCAAATTCTTTATTCATATCTAAACCAGCTGTAGTAGATGCTCCACTAAAGGTAACAAAATCGCCTGCTAAAGCTCCATGAGCTGCGTCTGTTACTGTGATAGTTGCACTACCAGATACCGTTGCAAAAGGATTACTTAGTCCTGCCTGTTCGGCTCTAACAGGAGTAATATCATAAGCGGCTCCTTCAGAATAAACATATAATTTTCTGTCTGTGCCAAGGGCCATGTATCGTATACCATTAAGATCGGACCAAGCATGCATATCTCTTACAACACCTACTAAAGTTTCTTGAATTAATTTAACCCAACCACCAATCTTTTCTGGTAAGCCATAACGAAAACGTACTAAATCAGAATCAGTCCAACGACCTTCTGCACCATATTCAGTGTTTTGTTTATCTATTCCTGGAGCAAAATTAATTTTCGTAAGTGGCATTATGCAATCCTTAAAAATCTAAATATTAATTCACCAGCGCCACCGTCTGATCCACCAGTTCCTGATCCATAGTTTTCAGCACCGCCACCAGCACCGCCACCACCTTGAGTCCCTGATGTAGCAGGAGTATTTACTAATCCTCCATCACCACCGGTTCCAGCTAAACCACTATAAGAGTCAGCACCATCACTACCATTTATTTGACAGTTGTCACCACTACAGTTATCATTATTACCACCTGTAGCGCCGTTACCTGAATCATTGAAAGTGCTTGTAGGTCCACTTGAAAAACTTGTTATATTTTCTCCGTCTACAGTAGTTCCAGAAGATAAAGAAGTTCCCGCCGTTGCAGTCCCACCTGTACCTGGTGTATTAGAACGTAGTTGTCCTTGAACACTACCTCCTGATACAGAAGAAGCTCCACCACCAGCAAGAGAAAAAATTGCATTAGTGCTTGATCCAGTTAAACTTGTTACTGTTCCTGGATTTGAAGTTCCGTTATAAGCTCCTGTTCCTTTACTACCACCTGTTCCTACTACTGATGTTAAAGTTTCTCCTCCAACAACTGTGTATACACGATCAGAAATATAAGCTCCTGATCCACCACCTGGACCAGATGATTCACCACCTACTTTATCATAAGATGCACCTGTGTAACCACCTCCGCCTCCACCAACTGCTTGTTTAATATGAATAGCATTAGCATTGGCTGGAACAGCGATTTGTGTTGTCCCTGATCCTGCTGTTGTAAAACTTCCTGGTGTATCAAATAAAGTAAAAGCAGTTCTCCACGAACCACCATCTTTTATATAAGCGTTTGTAATTGTTTTGTTTGTAAATGAAGTAGCATCTCTTACATAAAGTTGTGAGCCAGCACTTGAGCTTATCTCACGCCAAGTACCACCGTCTTTAACATAAATTGGCATAAGGCATTATGTATATTTGTACCAAATATCTCCATCAGATCCACCACTTGGTGAATTTGTACTTACGGTTCTGTTTCCATTAACGTTTGTACCTGCTGTTGCAGAAACAAAAGCTTGTACATCACTACCAATAGCAACACCTAAATTACTTCTAGATGTGTTCTTTGCAGCAACATCATTTAAATTTTCTGATTCTTGCATTACTCCTGTCACAGCAGTGCCTGAAAATTTATATTTGATAGATTCATAAGTTGGCATATTATTTCTCCGTTAGTTTCCATCCATATGTAGCTCCTGCATATACTAAAGAGAATGCAGCATCTTCAGTAGCTACGGTTAAATCTGTTGTTGCTCCATTTATTTTATTACCATTTCTTGCAACAGTTAAATTGTTTGTATCAAAAGTACTAGCTAAATCTACAATACGAATTTCATCTCCTGATATTGGAGACGCTGGTAAAGTAATTGTAATTACTTGAGATGAAGTATTAACAAAAATTTTATCACCAGGAAATGCTGTGTAGTTTCCTGTTTTTGTTACCCAATCTGTTCCTGATGTTTGAAGAACAAACCAGTTAGTTCCGTCAGTAGCTAAAAATACACTTGTGCTAGGTTGAATAACATAAGTGTTACCACCTCCGCCTAAACGAGCAGTAATAGTATAAGAAGCACTATTGTTTCTTAAAAAATAAGTTTTTTGAGTAGTTTGAAATTGAATAATAAAATTAGAACTGTGTCCTGTAAATATAATAGCAGCTTGTCTTGATTCATTATCAGCTTGTGTGGCACTAATACTTTGAGCTGATGTTAATGTGTAAGGACTAGAAGCTGCTGATAAGTTCTTTGTATATACACCTGCGATAGAATATTCTAAGCCATACTGTAGGTTATTATTAGTAGTATTACCCCAAGAATTAGATTGTTCTCCTGATCCTATAAGTTCTAAATTTAATAATGCCGAATAAGTTGATGCCATAAATTTCCTATGCTGCGTCCTGCCATGTTATTGTATCAGAATCATCTACCTCTGTCCATGTTGAAGTTTCTGAATCATTTACTTCATTCCAATTAGACGTTTCTGAATCATTTACCTCTTCCCAAGCAAAAATAGCGGTTGAATCAGCTAAAGATAAAGTGGTTTGTTGTCCTGTAACTACAGGAGTAGTATCTTGTCTTAAAGTAACGTTAGCTAATGCGCTAGAAATAATATTCCCGGTTGGTAATGCTGTAGAATTAGCTACTACAGAAACATTCCCGGTAGATAATGTTCCAATATTTTGACCTGTAACTTCTACACTTCCAGTAGCTTGAACAGTAACATTAGAAATAAATGTTTCAACAAGATTAGTTGAGACAGGGACCGGGGTTACTGCGTCAACTGTTGCGGTTCCTGTAGTAATAGTACCAATACTTTGACCTGTAAGTGTTACATTAGCATCTGCAACAACTGTTGGTGTTCCTGTAAATATATCTAAGTCTGGTTCGGAAGAAGCATCAATAGAAACTTTACCTCCTGCAGTGACTGCAAAAGTTCCTATAACTTGATTTAATCCAAATCCTGTTACAGATATTGTTTGATTTTGCACTGCATTAACAGTTACTGATCCTGTAGTGGAACTTATAGGAAGTCCTGAAGGAGTAGCAAAAGTTTCTGCTACAACACTTTCAGTACCTTGTACTATGTTAAGTGGATTACCGTTTGCTAATACAGTTTGACTCCATGAAGCAACAACTGTTCCAGTGGTAAGAGTACCAATATTTTGTCCCGTAACAACCGCTACCGCATCCTGTTTACCTAGGGACGATATCGGACTCTCGGAAAAAGATATAATCCCGAGTGCCATGGTCTATCTCGCTGTTGTGGGAACGCCCGCTGAACTTACAAAAGGATTTTCTGCAAATGCCATGTAAGTTATAGTGCCACCGCTTGCGTTTATATCTCCATTATCTTCTCTGATTTTTACTCCATTAGCTAAAAAATCAACATCATTTACGCTGTTCCCTGTAGATTGTTCGTTATTTGCATTTACCTCTAAATAGTAATCTAGTTCGTTACCTCCCCCTGAACTACTTCTTTTATTATCCCATAAAGTCCAATATGAAGCTGCGTCTACTCTTTTAGTCATAAACCAAGCTGGCTTAAAACCTGTATAAATAAAAGGTCCATCTGTGTTACCATTACCTGTATAGCTACCAAATTTACTGTAGCCTTGTACACTTGCAAAACAATAGGCAATATAATCAACACCATTTCCATTTGATCCTCCACTATTTCCTACAGTAAATACACTGCTAGTTGCATTTGTATTATTCCACATATTAGCATCCGTTACTGCAGCACCAGTTCCATCAAGTATTAGCCACTTAGTACCGCCTCCTATTGCTTTAAAATAAGAATACCAGTTATTAGTATTTAATCCTTTGCTAATAATAACGTCTGGAACTACACCTAAGCCATGACCATAAGTTGCACCTGCTGAACCTGTTCCTGTTCTTTTAACAATACTAAATCCTGCTGTAGTATTTGCTTGAACTGTGCTAGGTTGTGAGCCATCATTGTTTGTAGAGGTAGTCCCTCCATTAGCTTTCCAACCATAATTAATATAAGTTTGACCATTAGTATTTTGATTACCAGATGAAACTACAGTAAACCCATCAGCATTAAATGAACCTATACCGTATCCATCTTCTGCATTACTGTTATCAGACATTAGTCTACGACTAGCTCCTCTTGTGCTATCTACCCAATACCAACTATCTCCAGCTGAACTTAGTTTTCTTCCAACACATAAATCAGGTTGCATGTTAGAGTTTCCTGTATATGTTTTAGCAGCAGTGCCACCGACACCAGCGTAAGATAATGATTGGCAATGTGCTGTTCCGTCATTTATTGTTGTATATACACCCATATTAACCTCCGTAAGCTGCTAGGTTCTTAGTACATAACGCATAAAACCCTGATGGTACAGCGTATTCAAAGTTTCCATATCCGTTAGCGTCTGCATTTCCTGATGCTACAGTATAAGTAGGATTACCAAAATTTATTTGCCATGTAGTATTGTCAGAACCGTTTCTGCTAGCTGCTATACAAGGAACCCAAGTTTTTGTTGTGTCTATTGTAAAATCAGGATAGCTCGGATTAAGGGTTGTTGAAGCATTATTATTATTATACCAAGTGCCATTGTTGCCTACCCATACTTTACCACTATCTAAATCAACGGCTAACTGCGCAATGTTACCACTGTTAAAATTGCTAAAAACTGTAGTTCCTGTGCCAGTATCTAATTTTTGTAAAATTGTATTACTTCCGTTTAAATCAATTCTAAGACCTTCTGAGGAACCGTTTACATCACCTGTATCGTCAACTGAAACTAAAGCAAGATTAGAAACTTGTCCGTTTCCTGTTTTTGTTGCCTTACCTTCTATGTACCATTTACCAGCGGAGAAAGAAAAAGTACCTCTACCAAACCTCCAACCATCAATGGATGTTGTATATTCCAAGTTGCCTTTTGAAAAATCAGAACCTGAAATATTATTTCCTTCATCAGCGTATATAGCATTAAGTGTACAAAAATTATTTTGACAAGTATCTGTTGTACTAGGATTTGTGCCTAATCCTGTTGAAGCAAAGTGATTATTATTACCCGAACTATCTGCACCAAAACCACTCGCATCAGCAGAAGCTCCTGTTCCTGCAAAATCTAATTTAAAACCATTAGTTCCATA